CAGAAGTTTGATGCTGAACCGTTAGTGGCGGCGTGGTAATTTCGGTACCAAGCGAGAAATATGGCTCACCCGAGACAATATCAACGCCTGGTCGATAGACTTCTACCGATGCACCGGCAATATCGACAATATTGGTTTCACCGTCATATGCACCGTTAATTTTATAGTGACCACGACCAATACAACCGACAACGTGTTCAACTTCAACGTTATTTTCATAAACTTTGTAAGGCACTGCGATTAGGTCGGGTGTGTTCCACCCGGCTCCATAGTTATCAGCAATCCGGCCATTTACACGAGTTTTATTTTCACGATTGGATAATTCGTTATTTGCAGATGAAGACTGGTTGTTATTTTGGTTTGTTTGTGTAATTGAAGGTACTGGCATTAATAATGCAACTGCCACCCCCACAACCAATGAGATAATAGCAGCCCATGCAGCTGCACCAAGCTCAATACCTTTAGGATTCTCAATTACGATAAAAGTACCTGGTAAGAAATCAAGCTGCTTTAACTCATATGCATTTTTCGGCGTGACTTCATTCGCAAATGAAATTTCGGCATGATCCATATTACTTGTTGTATGGAAAATACGGACATGTTCAGGCATATAATCATATTTTGAAGTAAGCCATTGTCCGATGGTTTGAGCCTGCTCAATCGTCTTTTCTTCAGACAAAGCATCTTTTTTATAAATAATCTTAATCATAGTAACTGACCCGACTAAAACCCATTGCCTTGATCACTTCTTCGGATAAAAAAGTAACTCCGCCTTCCATCAAATGTAGAACACGGCCCAAACGAAAAAGCCCCACATGTGGGGGCTTGTTTCGGTATCTCGAGTGAAAGGCGACTATGCAGCCTTCCTTGGGCATGGGCAGTGGATTTAAAAGTTTTAACCTTGATGGTAGAAATACCTTTTCTTTAATAGGCTTCATAAAAAATTCAAGTGCTTCCGCCCGGTCTATTCCATATAGATCCAATGCAGCTTCATGAGCAAAATGAACACAGTTGTAGTTTTCCTCGTCATATTGTCTATCAAGCAAATGATCATGACTTTTCATATAGCCCCCTTGAGACCAGTAAAGCGGTCTAGTGCAAAGATATCTCCAGTTTTAGCGGTATTTAATCGTGGAGATTCAGCTTTGAACGTCACAGCTTTATGGTTCATTGAAACACCGGCGAGTTGTAAGCCAAGCAGATAATGCATCGGTGTATTTAAATTATCTGAACTATAAAGCCGATAATTAACTGTTGGTTTTACATCCGGAAATTGACCTTCTATTACCCGTTCAAACTCATCCGGCAAAATATCACCAAGCCCAGATATTGAAACGGTCAAAGTCTGGTCCAGATCACCGAGCATTCCGGATCTTTGAATTGTCATAGGAAGGTATTCGTAAAATACTTGCCCCGCGCCTTCATTGTGCTGAACATACACCCCGCGATCATCATTACGGACCACCCGGTAAGTATTCATAAAAGAAGGGTGTGATAGTTCAATACATTCCAGTTGATAAACATCTACTTTCCGATTGAAAAAGAATTTGGCATATTCGTTATCCATTAGACCTCCCAATCTTTGATAAGTGCCTGATCAGCGATAAGGTTAGGCTGGTTTTGAACAACTTCGAGCTGTGCATTTACCCGGTACAGGTTGCCGTTGACTTCATTGGTCTTGAACGAGTTTGGAATGAAATTGCATTGATATTGCTGACGTGCTCCCTGATCAATCACCAGATCTGCAAAGAATGAAGCTGGCTTATTCTGATAGATCCGCCAGAAGGCCATCATTTTATTAAAATCGGATTTACTTAAATTCCAGTTCACATCAACAATGTGGCTGTTACGTTTCACATCGATGTAATAGCGCCCACGACCGCCATCCATCTGCTGACGTTTCACATCATCACCCAGTGTTACGCCATAGCCGCTGGTCTGAGGATTTAGCTTTAATTTGTACATAACTTTCCTTCAGGTAATAAAAAGCCCACTTGAACAGTGGGCTTTTAAAAATTGGAATATTTGGGATTCAAATTTAGAATTTACATTAAACGGCAAGCGGATAAAATCATAATAAGTAGGCAAACCCCTATTATTCCAAAATATATTTTTAGATACATTTTGTTTTTCCACTTTGCTTCCCCTAATCCTTTAACTTCATTAAGCCAAGTCATAAGTAAAACTAATAATGTTGATATAGTTAAAACCAAAGCGCTCATCAGGAACATAATGGTAGTTAATCTTGGTCTATGCTCAGAAGCTAGAAGATTATTAATAGCACTAACCAAATTTACTCCACCAAATAATGCAAATATAATAGTGGCAAAAATACCTAAGATAGTAATATAGTTTACAACAGAGTTTTTTATTTCACTTTCGGTATTAATCGCCAAAACAGAGGCATCATTAGCAACTTTAGACGCCAAATTTGCTGCATCTTTTGCATCTTTAGTTACTTCATTAATAAAGTTTTTTTGACGAACAGCTAATAGAATATGTCTTGTAAATTTTCGATAAGAAATTAGTATTTTTGAATCATGTTTAGTTTCAATATAGGAGTAAACTGTATTAACAAAAACATCTAAAGAATCAAAAAAAATTGGCTGTTTATGATTATAAATTTCATCAGCTATTTTGTCATAAGGTAAATTAAAGTTTATTGTTCCATCTTTATTTTCTTTAATTAATGTATCTTTATGCTTATCTATTAATTGGCAAATAATATTAGATGCATCTTCCACCACATTGATATATTGGGTATGGTTAAGGAAGATGCCAATTAATACTTTAATACCATCAACTGAAACAGTTTTAGGATTACTCATACAAAATTACTATTAAAAGTTAAAATTAAAATGGAAGGTCACTGTTATTTTTTAAAAAGAATTTTTTAATCTCATCATCAGTATATTGCAGTCCTCTTTCTCCATTCATAATTTGTGTTTGATAGTTTTTCCACATTGGTTCTTTATGTGTTTCTTCAACCATTTTAAAAGCAGGAAGATTAATCCACTTTACAAGAACATCATTTAAAATGCTAGAAAGTTTATGATCACTATCAATTACACTTGGATCAAACTTTTTCTCATTTAAATGTAATTTCCCATCAATAAAATTTACATCAAACTCTTGCTTAGGTTCATTTATTTCAAAAAAACCATAATCCTTAAATGAATGATATACAGAAGGAACAACAGGACCATATTGCCATTTTTCAATAGGATCATTAAATAATTTTTCATTATTTCTAATAAGGTATTTCACATACGCAAAATATAAAAATTTCTGTAATTGCAGGTTTGTAATACCTTTATTAAATTTTTCTTTTGCAGACCAAATTAGATAGTTTGCGAAATCCATCGCCACTAAATTATTATTCATTTTTCACCTCACAATAAACACTTTTAAACGGAACACATCTCTTACTGTAAAGTAAGACATACTGCGTACTAACATTGTCGGTGTTTCATGATGGCATCTCGTCTTTAATACTCTGAGTATAATTTATGCTGAAAAAACATAAAGTTATTTGGTGGATATAAAAAAGTAAGATTTTAATCTCTTACCTTATTAATCCTTATTAAATATCATATGATAAATTTTCGCAAGGTGTGGAACAAAATATTGTTCCACACCAATTAAGTAAAACGACTAATTATGTCGTTTAACTAATACAATTGATTTTTAATTAAACATTTTACGAAAACATTATGAGTCTATTTACCTATTACGCCTCGCAGTTGTATTCTCAGTCAAAGACCGACTAATAGTTGAGTTTGGATTACCAATTTGATCACTAACAAGCTTCGGTACCTTTCTTGGAAGCTGCTTATCCAGTTCATCTGTAACAATGATCCGGACTGTTTTCTCATCCAATTGTTCAGCTTCAACAGTTGCACCGCTGACTTGATTCACGACTTCAATCTTGAAATTGATAGTTGGAGGGGATTGCTCAAAAGTAGGCATAAACTCAGCTTGAGGGCGTGAAGTACGTCCTAAAGTAAAATCCTGAACATCATCCAGATTTGAACGATCCTGAACTAAACCACTGGATGAGAAGTAGACCTTGCCATCATGGAATAAGTCAGAATTTGCCGAAGACGCCAACTTAGGTGTGTCTCTATTACCTTTATAGATAATCTGAGTATCTTGAACCGGTTGATTAAAGATGTCAGCTTGCTTTTGGCTTTCTATAAAGGCATTAGAACTCATCAATGCACGGCGCATGACACTATCAGCCGAGGCATTGTTATTGAGAAAAGCTTCAGGGTTTGCACTCTTACGCATTTTCTCAACTAAACCAACTCCCCCCCATCTTTTAATGTCTTCTTGGGACCAGACCACCTCTCCTTTATGGACAATACCTGCAGGCTGATATTTCCCACCTCGACCTGTATAACCACCTTCAGCAAAACCTTGATCTTTGATTGCCCGGATGTTTGCAATAATGCTAGCGCCTTGAGCAACCGCCCCAGCAATTAATGGAATGTTAAGAGGAAAACCAGCTTTTGAAGCTGCTGCAATATTTTGCTGAATCGCAATACCAGCAGCTGCAATGGCATAAGCTTTATCAGCAGCAAACATGATCTTGTATGCTTTTGATTGCTCGCCAAACATTGAACCAAACATCGATGTGAGTGAACCCATCATTTGGCCACCAAGAGCAATTTGAGCATTCAATCGATCTTGGTGATACTTATCTTCAATATCCTGAGCATTCTGAGCATATTCGGCAGCGATCTGATTGCGTTGGTCCTGAGCAGCTTGAATGATAGCTGTTTTCCGGTTTTCGAAGTCCTGTTGCTTGATGAGTCCTGCTTCCATGTGTGCATTTAGAACATCTAAACCATTTTTTTCATCAAGATCAGTAGCAGCAAATTGACTATCTGCTAAATCATTTGCAGCATTTAAACGGCTAAATCGTTCCTGATCCTGTCTGAAAAATTCTCCGGTACCATTCATATCCGCTTGGATACCACCCCAGTTTTGAACAGCATTATTCACTTTATCGCGTGTCTCTTTATCCTGATTGGCTTTAGATAATGCGATTAGCTTTTGCCGCTCTTCTATAGAAAGCTTGGTATTCTTAAGAATTTCCTCCCGTTCGAGTCTGTAACGTTCCTGCATGGCTTGCGTTTCAGAAAGCAGAGATAAACGGGCTTGAAACAACCGCTGTTCCTGAGCTAGTTTTAATAACCCTAACTCTTGCTGTTTTTGCTGTTCCAGCAATTCAACAGCTTGCTTCTGCTCAAACTTACTTAATTCAAGGTCATGAGCTGCATTGAACTTTTTACGGTTAAAGGACTCTTCTAGTAACTGTTCCTCGGTTTTCTGGAACTCCTTATAGTCTTCCAATTTCGTTCTAAGGGCTTGTTTGGCTATAGCAATATCATTATCTGCACGACGATTTATTTCCGCCTTTATTTCTGCAGTACGTTCCGGGCTAAAGTTTGCTTTATCAACATCCTCCAGTCTTGCCTTTCTATTATTGTTAATCCGTCCGACTTCACTAGCCACCTCATTTTCAAGTGACCGTTGCAAATCCTGTTGACGTTCAAGTTGAGATTGAATATCACCAGCTGCTTTATCACTTCCTTTACTTGCACCACCTTTTACCTTGCTCTGCATCTTGGGAGATTGATGTAGAAGCTTAAGAGACACTCCATCCTCAAAGATCACTTCACTGACATAACCACCTCCCTTGCTGTCATACCATGTCTTGATATCTTTCACAGCAACATTGGTCGTGATTGGTGTTCCTTCAGGCATTGAAAAATCAATACCTTTATGAAATGAAGAAGCCCCTTTAGTTGGGGCTTTTCGTGGACCATAATTAGAACTGATCTTGTAGGAAGTTAAAGGTTTTCCTCCCGCCTGTAATCGAGCCAGATGTTCATTAGAAACTTTCTGACCTGACAATGAGCCACCATATCGGACGTCAAGATGTGGACCAGTACCAATACCGGATTGACCGGAAATACCGACCAAGCGTTTAGTAAGTTTTGCTTGTTTTTCAATTTCCTGCGTCTGCTTTCTTTTAGCTTCAGTTAATTTATCTTCTCGCTCCTGTTGTTCTTCGATGATCTTGAGATTTCTAAGTGCGCTATCAATTTCATCTTTAGACAAAATTGCACTCATTCCTTTAGCTTTTTGCAGTTCTAAAATGGCATTAGCTTGAGCAACAGTGTAACCTTTATCAAGCCAACCTGATTTATAGATTGAATCAATAACGCTATCTTTTTGCTTGGCTTGATAATCTTGCAAAGCCTTAGTTGCCTTTTCTGCTTCAGTAGCAGTATTTCCTAAAGCATCCGCTTGTTTTTGATGCTGAATTGCCGCATTTTGTGCTTCATTACCTCCAAGTTTCACTTCAACTCTTAATAATTTAAGTTTCTCAGCTGATAAACTTGCTTTAGATGCATTGTCATCATACTGCGCAGCCTGTTTTTTCAGATTTTCATATAGATCTGTAGGCAACTTAATTTTATTTAGACGTTCAATGGCTTCTGTATAGCTGATAGTTCCAGTTCTCGCTTCTTGGGAAATTTTTTCAACCTCCCTATTTCCTCGTGCATAGTTCTCGATATCAATTAATGCAGACCCTACAGCACGCGATGATTTCTCTAATGCTTTATTTTGTGCATTAAAAGCAGTAGTTAAATCATTAACTGCTTTAGCCTTATCATTGCCAGTTAATTTTTTTAACTCCTCATCAGCTTTCTCAGCAACTTTAGCTTGTTCAGCAAGCTTTTGCTTTGCCTCCTCTGCCTTATTATTAAAATAAGAATAGGCTGCCGCTAATCCCATTACTCCTAATGTTGCAACTCCAGCCCACCCACCAATTAATCCAAACGCCCCTTTAGCTAGTCTCCCTGCAATTGAAGTTGCAGTATTTAGCTTAATTTGAGCTGCTGTTTGTGCATTTGTAGCAGCAGTTACTGCTGCCTGTGCTTGTGCGTATCGAGTTGCTGCCGCTGTTGCGCCAAATTTAGCTTGGGTTTCTGCATTTGTTGCTCGCACATTCGCGAGATGAGCTTTTGCTGCATTCAAAGCAGCGGTAGCTTCTGCATATTCTGCTTGAGCATTTAATACAGATGCTTGGCGGCTCGCTAAAGTTGAAGCCATTCCCTCTTTAATAGCAGCGCTCTTCATCAAAATTGCACGAGTGATATATCCAATACCAACTACTAAAGCCCCATCAGCAATTAAATCTAAATTACTTGCAAGAGTTTGAACTGATCCAGCTAATACCTGTGCCGCACCACTTCCCTTACCTGCTTCGCCAACAAATTTTGTGATCTCGTTGTTTAGGAGTGTGAGAGACTGCCCGATTGTGATATCTGTTTTAGCAAAAAGAGCATCAACATCAGATTCTACATTTCTAAGCGCTTTTACAATTTCTTGTGAAGTAATTTTTCCTTCAGCTGCTACTGAACGTAATTCACCTACAGTAATACCCATACCTTTAGCAATAGCCTTTGCTAGTGCTGGGGTTTGCTCCATTACAGAATTAAGTTCTTCTCCACGCAACGTTCCACTAGCCAAGGCCTGCCCGAACTGAACTAAAGCTGCATCAGCAGCTTCTGCGCTTGCACCACTAATTGCTACAGCTTTAGAAACTGTTTCAGTTAAACGTGCTGTGTCATCCATTGTGAGGTTTAAAGTTTTGGCATTATCACTAAAACGCTGGTAAACCTGTAACACAGAATCCCAAGCTGAATAGGTTTTTTGAGCAATTCGGAAAGTGTCTTCCGTTGCTTTATTTAGTTCAACTTGATT